TCTTTGTCGCAGTTCAGGAAGCCCTTGTACTTGCCGTCGAAGGTCTGGCCCTCGTTGGCCATCGTGAACATCTCGGTCGGCACCGTGGCGACCAACCGAAATCCGTGCTTCTCTTTTGTGCCACCGGAGTTGCGCGCCTGCTTCGCTCGTTCAGCTATCGCGTCATGGATATGCTTCGGCACCTCTCTCTTGATGTAGGTGCGGTCTTCGCTAGGCTGGTACTTCCACGTTACGGATACGCCGTCCTGCGCGTACTGCAAGTCTCCGTTGCTCATTTGAATTCCTTAAAAGAAAGCCCGCCCCGGAGGGCGGGCGGTGTTACTTAGGCAGTTGCAGGGGCATCAGGATCGATGTTGATGATCATGCCGTGTGCCTTCTCGGTGTGGACGCGCAGACCCCAGTCAACACTGATCTGGCGCTTCTCTGCCAAGCCGGTCTTGGCCAGCGTGTCTGTGCGGTAGCCCTCGAGGAAGGACAGCGCAACGTACTCGGGGTCGAGCAGGAACGCGACTGCGTTGCCGTCCTCGTCCAACGGTTGCAGACGGTTCGGAACCAGCTTGATGGTGCCGAAGTCAGATACCAGCACGTTCACGGAACTCAAGGCGGTGGCCTTAGAGTTAGCCGGGGCGCCTTGGTCAGACGTCAACGTCGCAACGCGCGCCTCGTTGTCAAACATGTAGCTTGACAGTGAGCCGATAACGCCGGGGTTGGACATCAGGTGAGTTACCTCACCGCCCTGCTCGTATACGCCTTGGATGGCGTCCTTCACCGCTTGGAAAGACAGACCTGCCTTAGCGCCCGTTGTGAACTTCTCGGTCAGACCAGTGGTCATGTTGTGACCGCCAGCCGCGCCAGTCTGGTCGCTACCGTTAGCGCCGAGTACCGTGGTCTCGAGCCAAGAGGGCAGTCCGCCAGTCACGCCAGCTACCGAGTCAGTACCGGCAACGGACGACTGGTTGTTCAGCGCGATGGCCTCAACGTCACGTCGGATCTGCTGGTTACCGCGGGTAATGCGGTACGCCAGTTCCTTTGTCCGCCCGATTGTGTCCGAAGCGTCTGCTCGGTACGAAACCGCGATGACCTCGTCTGAGATCTGCGAGTGGTTACCAACACGGGCACCACCAGCCTCTGCGGCCGCACCTGCGTCGGCACCATCAACCCGAGCGTTGTCGAGGTTGGGGGCGCGCAGTTCATCAACGACCCAGTCGAAGCGCTCGTTCTTGTGAGTGGTTGAACCTACGAGGTCGGTGAAAGGCAGGGGGATCTTCGAGATGTCAAAGATCTTCTGCATGACGTCCTCATTGATGACGCCTCCCTTAGCAATCGACTTTAAGTCGAAGCTGTCAATGTTTCCAGTTGCCATGATTTACTCTCCCATGAGCAAAGCGGCTACAGCGTCTGCTTGGGCCTCCCTTTTGTTTGAGCCCTTAGCGTGCTGTGCGCGCTCGATTAGTTTTTGTACTTTGCTACCCTTTCGTTTAACAAAGCGACCGTTCGAGGATCGTTGCATTTTGGGTGGTTGCTTGACCTTCTTGTCGGCGACGGTCTTGCCTTGGTCGTAGAGCATCGCCTTCCGTAGGGTTACTACGTGACGCGCAAAAGTGACGTCCTGTAGCTCCTCGTCGGGGAAGCCCTGACCGCGGGCGTACTCGATGATGTCGCGCATCTCTGCACCCATCTTCTCCTCGCTACGCCACTCGGGAACCGCCTCAGTTAGCGCGGCCCGTTCCTGCTGAAGAGTGCTCTGTCTCCACTGTGCTTCCTGAGCCGAGGTTTGCTCCTGCTCCATCCGCATCTGCTGTCCAAGCATCGTTCCAGCCTGATGCAACTCTTGGTTGCGAATCTCAAACTCTCTCTGCTTGGCAGTCCACTCCGCAGGGTCAGTTACTCGCAGTCGATCCCAGTCAATATTCTGGAAGTCCTGCATTAACTTGTTCTGCAACATCTCACCCAAGCCACGCACCTGCTGTAACTGTTCGGTGTAGGCCCGTGCAACTTGCTCTCGTTCTGACTCGAAACTCTTGCGCTCCTCCGCTAGTACTCTGGCCTTCTCGTCGTTGGCCTTACTAAACTGAGTGCCCGCAATCGCCTCCTTTAACCCGACCTGCTCGTTCTTGCCGTTGACCTTGAGGTTGATCATGATCTCGCCGTCCTCAGAGAGAACCAGCTTGTCACTTTCAATCCCTAGCTCCTCGGCCAAGGTTGCGAGTCCGTCGTCGTCTTCGGTCTCGTGCTCATTGGAGTAGTCCGTGTCGAGGTCGTCGTCCTCGTCGTCGTACTCTTGCGCCTCTACGCCTTCTGACTCTTCACTATCGTCTACGAGGTCGTCGTCGTTAGGTCGGTGTACATTCTCCGCCTTCGGCTCCTCCTCGACAGATGGCTCTTCCTTCATTAACAGGTCGGCCACCTGATCGACTACATTTCCGCGTTCCCCCTCGTGTAGCTGGTTAGAATCACTCATGCGTCATCTCCTTCTTTGGTTTTATCGGCCAAATCACCCGTGGTGATCAGGCCCTGTAGGAAGTCCTCTAGCCTCTGTAGGGCCTTGGCTTCTTCCCGAATGAAATAGACTTCCTCCGTCTCTCTTGGGTCGCAGAACTTGTCGAACAGGTTCCGCTTCTGTTCCTCAAGGTGCTCCTTGACTAGCGCCAGTTCGGCCCTCGCCGCCCTGCCCCTTCTCGATTCCTTGTGCAGATCCACTTCCATTCAAACTGTCCTTGTTTGCTTTTAGTTCCCTCTCCAACTGCATCTTTGCGTTGGTCTCCATCTCGGTCAGCTTCAGCGCCGTGTCGGTTCTCAGCTTGTCGTAGTCAAACGCCTGCTTGGCTGAGTCCTTCGCGGTCTGTAGCGCGGCCTTCATCTGCTCCAGATCGGCCTTGTGCTGGGCCTCCATCGCGTTGATCTGCTCCTTCAACTGCCCGTTCTGTAGGGTGGCCTGAGCCTTCGTCTGCTCGGCCTGAGCGACCTGCATCTGTGCCTGTAGCGCCTGCTGTTGCATCTGCAACTGCTGTTCCTGCTGTTGCATCGCCTGCTGTTGCTGTTGCTGATCGCTCTGCGCCTTCATCTGCGCGAACTGCTGGCCCTCTGGGCCGTTCGGGTTCATGAAGTACTTCTCCGCCTCGCCGAGGTCAGCAAGGCCGACCATGTCGTCGAGCGCGTTGTACAACTGCTTGGTGTCCACCAGCACGTTGTCGGGCATCTGCTTGAACTGCATCTGCGTCTGGAAGATCTGCTGTAGCGCGGTCAGCTTCATCTGGTCATCACCGGCACCCGCGCCAACGGTGACCATCATTCTGCTACGCTCACCCCACGTTGATGGGTCCACGTTCATCCAGTTGCCCTTGAACTTGTAGGGCACTGTGCCGTTCTGGTAGCGCACCATGAGGTCTCTTATCTTTCTGTAGGCTGGGCGTACTCCGGTCTCGGCGATGGATCTCACCATGAGGTTCACGAGCATTTCCTGCGCGGACATCATTCTCTCGACGCCGTGCGCGCTCTCGTTGTTGACGAGGTTGGACTGCCCGGCCATGTCCGGAGACACGCCGACCCTTGATTGCTTCTGCACGTCCGCGTACTGGAGTAGCTGTAGCGCCTCGCCCCCGAAGAACGTGCCGCCCAGTTCCGTTACCGCGTTGTGTCCCCTTGCGCGGATGATCCCGCCCGGCCTATTGACCAGCAGGTCGTCAATGTTGACCTGACCCTCCTGAACCACCTTGATGCGGTTCACGCTCTGGTAGAAGGAGTCCAGCGTGCTACGCAGTACCGCCGTCTTAATGTCCTGAACCTGCTTGAGCCTCTCGAACACGCTGATGCCCAAGAACTGGTGCGGCATCGGGGTGGCGCTCATGGCGACAAAGGGGATCTCGGGCACCTCCTCAATATCGAGGATGTCGGATATCTCTGTCTCGCCCACGCAGGTGACCTTGCAGAGTTCGGATATGCCGTCCTCGTTGATGTCCATGCGGAGGTATGCCTCGGTCACAACGATCAGCTTCTGGCTGTCGTCGATGTCCGAGATATCGTGGTGGTGGTGGTAGTCGCCCACCTCACGGTCGAGGTAGCCCTGCTGGGCGTCCTCGATCACGTCGGGGTCATATCCCGCGCGCAGTAAGTCGGAGGCCGTCCTGCGGGTAGTGTGTGCAACGAATCGCGCCTTAGTCAGGTCAAGACTATCGGCGTCGTCGTTAACACGGAACTGCTCCGCTGGTACGGCCTCGACTGTAACTTTCCCCTGTCGAACAACCCGTGCGGCGGTCACGCTGGTGCCGTCCGTCTCGGATCGCTCAATCTCAGTGACCTCCACCATGGGGTCGCCGAGTAGCGCCTGTAGCTGTGGATCCGAGAGCCCGCTGTAGCGCTCGACCACCCTCTCGGGGTCATCATCGTAATAGATCTTCAGGACGCCGACTCCGGTCAGGAGGGCGTCCTTGGTTGCCTCGTACAGATTGAGGAAGCCGTTGTTGTCCTCGTTGAACACGAAGTGCGTGAAGTCGGTCTCGAGGTCTGCCTGATCCTCGTCCTGCGCGGACATAGGCATGAACTTGGCGGACTTGCCAGAGAGGCTCTCGACAATATTAGGTAACAGCCATTCCACCGCATCACTTACATCCGTGGACACGACCTCGGAGCGGCCCTTGATGCCGAGCGGCTTGGGCTCCCTCCCGAAATAGTAGTCAAGGGCGAGCCTCTTCCGGTGTATGAGTTCGTCTCCGGAGCAACTCGCCATTTCACTGGAGACAATGCCCTTAATTTCCTCTTCGTTCATCATGCGGATGCGTATTCCTCATAGCACTTCCCGTAACGGTTCAAGCCGTTTGCTAGGGCGTGGTGCATATTCTCGAAATGTGTCGCCCACTCAAGGTTGGTCAGGGCGTTATTCTTTTTGTCGCCGTCAATGTGGTTGACCTGAGCCTTGCCCTCTGGGTTGGGCAGGAATGCTTCGGCAACCATGCGGTGGACGTACCTTGAGTCCCTGCGCTCGCCATCACAAAGGTGAATGAGCGGGTAGCCTCTACCGGCGAAGGAGCCATTCAAAACTCTGCCGTGATTTGCTCGGGAACATTCCTTGCCGGTCTTCGGGTGGACGTACTTAACCCGCGAGGGCAGGCTTCTCACCTGACCCTCGTTAGATACTTCGTACAAGTTTTCGTAGCCCCTGACTGGCTTCCACTCTGTCATATGTATACCTCTTGATAGGGAATGGGCTTGGACCAGCTACCCTGTAGGAAGTCTTGGACGCTGAAGCTGTAGGCAAACGCGTCGGCTAGGTTC